TTATCGGCTCTTCTTCCCTTCCTGCTTGATTTTGCTCACTTCTCCTCTCAGCATAGTCAGTTCTTTGAGTATATCCTCCATCGTTACCTCCGGTTGCACGCCAGACTTCTTTCCTGTGGCCTTTTTGGAGGTTGCGCTTGCACTTACGCTTGCAGTTGGGCTTGCATCTTTATAACTAATCTTATATTTATCATGAAAGCTGTTATCCCGGAAAATCGGGTCCTGCTCCCACATAAACCAATAGGGATGAATCCCCACTTCTTCCACCAAACGTTTGAATACCGGATATGATATACCGTTCTTTTCATTCTCGATGTCAGAAAGCGCTGCCTGTGATATGCCCAACATCAGCGCAAAATCCTGCTGACTCTTTTTAATCAGCTTTCTGATATATAAAATACGTTGTCCGTCTGTCATTACTGATAAATATAGAAAAAGTTATAGAAAGATTTTGACTTTATAAGAAAAGTTATATTTTTGCGATATGGTTTTAATAGAGAAAAAACGATAAATGTATCAATTAAAATCAAAACGGCCTAAAATGTTGGCTACAGTCCTTGTTATAAGTTGTTAACCTATGAAGTTTGATCCCCGTAACAGATTGTGCATAGAAGGGCACGAATTTATAAAAACAAAGGAGAACCCCGGAGGCCTTGTCCCCAAAGGAACTTATGATTCCTTAAAAAGCAGAAACAAAATAGAAGTGCTGGAACGCGGCGGTAATGGCCGTTCTGTACTGATTGTATATGCCTCTTTACCTGAGGCATATAAAGAGCTGGTTATAGCGAAATACGGCGATCCACGTGCTTATGTATGCAAACAACCCCTGCTCCATCTGATCAGGAAAGATCCGCGTGCCGAAAAATTTTTCCTGGACTATCGTTATGGTGAAAACAAATGCCTGCCTGTAGGACATGTGGAAAAGTACGTCACCGCTGCCGCCTGGCTGGATATGCTGGTACAGGTATGCAAAGAAAAATATTTCATCCGGAAACAGCTGGGCATCAGTAAGGAAACATTCTGGAAAACTGTACTGGAGTTGATTGTCACGCACGACATTCTATTACCACACAGCTATAAAAGACTGAACGAAAAAATCCGGCAGTATCAGGAATTAAGCTACGCCAGCCTGATAGACTGGCGGTTTGGAAACCAGAACAGTGCGAAGATAAAAGATGAATTATCAGAATCCATGTTACTGGAGCTGATAGCACATCCGAATCAGCATGATGATACTGTCATTGCCAGGGCTTATAATCAATGGGCGGTTCAGCATGCCTATGCAGCGATTACCGCCGCCACAGTAGGTAATCACAGACGCAACAATTATTACCAGCTGCAACTCTTCCGGGAAGGCAGTGCTGCATGGTACAACCAGTTTGGTAAACAAACAAAACGGAACCGTCCATCCGCACCGCTGTTGCTCGTTGGTTCTGATGACAACGATGTAGATCTGTATTTCAGAGATGAGCATGCAGGCAACGAGCAACAGCTTGTTACCCGCTACTACCACCGGTTTAAAGCAGTTGTTATCAGCGATGCTTTTAATGATTATCCACTGGGTTACTTCTATGCAGATAATATCAGTACCGACCTTGTGAAAATGGCTTATCTCGATGCTATGCACCACATACATCAACTCACGGGCTCCTGGTACCTGCCACATCAGCTGCAAACAGACAGATGGAACCTAAAGGCGCTGGAATCATTTTATCAACAAATCGATGCCGGATATTTTCCTGCGGCGGCAAGGGCTCCCCGCTCCAAATATATAGAACGGACCTTTGGTAAACGCTGGCATCAGCATCTGCGTCGCTTCGATAACTATGCAGGCAACAACATCACTTCCCGCAGTCGTCTCAATCCCGATCATCTGGCAAAACAAAAAAAACTTTTCCCGGAAAAAGAAGAAGCCTTTCCAATATTACAAACCTTTATTGAAGGCTTGCGCCATGAGCGAAACCCCGCAACAGGCCGCAGCCGCCAGGAAGAATGGATAGCCGCTTTTAATGCCAGCGATTCATCCGGACAACGGTGTATTTCAGACGAACAGCTGCTGCTGATTTTTGGCGTGTCGCATACACATACCAACACCATTACCAACGGAGGTATACGTATGACCATTAAAGGCCAGACACATGAATACGAAATACCGGATGCCCTGTACCTCCGGAATGTAGGGAAAAAGGTACAGCTGATATATGACCCGTTTGATCTGTCACGGATACTTGTTACAGATGGGCAGCAACTACGTTTTGTTGCACATACACAACAAAAGCTGCCTGCCGCCCGTGCCGACTATCAGGAAGGTGATGAAGCACGCCTATGGCAACATCTGCATAACAAAAAAGAGCTGGTGAAAATGATAACAGATAAAAAAAGAAACCGGGAATCCCTGCTGGAACAGAACAGGACGAATGCCGCGGCCCTCCTGCAAGCCCGGGTAATGATCAAAGAAATAAAACAACAAGCCGAAGACAACATACTGGAATTTATTCCATCAGTAACCTCCGATTTCGATCCTCTCGATTTAATGTAATCCTACTCACAAAAAAAGATAAAAATATCAGATATGAAAAAGCAAGCTGTAATGCCGGCCTGGCATTTCGTGGAAACTATTGCCTCCCAGACACTGGATGCATACTTCGAAGATGCAAAAATGTATGGGAATGTATTTGCTATCACCGGCGCAGCTGGTTCCGGTAAAACCTTTGCCGCACAAAGGTTTTCTACTATAGAACCTTCGGTTATACACCTGGAATGTGCAGAGCACTGGAATCGTAAAATATTCCTCAGAAAAATACTGGCAGCCATGCATAAAGAACCACAGGGCTATAATGTAGGTGACCTGCTGGATGAAATTGTATCACATTTACTGATAATGGAAGAACCATTACTGATCCTCGATGAAGCAGATAAACTGAGTGATCAGGTATTGTATTTTTTTATCACGCTGTACAACCTGCTCAGAGGGAAATGCGGTATTGTAATGATGGCCACCAACCACCTGGTAAAACGTATGGAAAGAGGACGCAGACTTAACCGGAAAGGATATACGGAAATATACTCCCGCCTGGGCCGGCGTATTATCCAACTCCCAACGCTCAATAAACAGGAAATCATCTCCATTTGTGAAGCCAATGGAATCAGCGATCAGCCAGCTGCTGTAGAAATCTTTCATGAATGTGAAGGAGATATGCGCCGCCTTGAAAGAGAAGTGCATAAACGGAAACGGAAAATGCTTAAACAGACGCAAAAATAAACTGACATGAAAAGAAAAAGAAAAATTCATGGTCAGCTGGAAAACGACTTTGCTGACCAGGTAGTAGATACAATTTGCCACGCACTTCAGCTGCGTAAGGAAATGTTATTTTCTGGTCGTAATGATAAATATGTGGCCTGTGCAAGACAGGTTATTTGTTATGTTTTAATCAGATTTTTCAACGTAACATTTGCACAGGCGGGGAAATCATTAAACCGGAGCAGACCAGCCGTATATTACAACCTGAACGAAGCCACCAAACACTTCACTGTAGCGGATTACATCTTCATGGAACAATGGCATAAAATAACCCCCGTTTTACCCGGATTAAAAGCAAAAATATTACCTTAAAAAGCCACAAAAAAAGTATATCTTTAAACGAACAACTGTTAAACTCATAAAATGATTTGTTAATCCATACGATACCAATCCATTTAACTGAAAAAATAGTTTTACATCCTTAAAATTATCAAGCCGGACTTTCGACTGTCGGTTTCCATACCAGCAAAAAAATACTGTAGCTGTACCTGGCGGGTTACCTATTATGGAATGACGGAAGTGAGCGAATTAATCCTAAGAAAATTATGAAGAAAGTGTGTTATCAAAATGAAGGTTTGTTACTATACATTCCAACCGTGAGCCCTGAAAGTTTACATTCCGGATTAATGCAGGGAATTATTCAGACTGTAAAACATAATCTTGCCAATCCGGAAAGCGTACCGGAAAATGTACGACAGGCAAATGTGTTTTTGCTCGATCTCCTCTCCAGCATGCTGCCTGGCGAATTGGAAATGGAGCAGATTTACAAATCGTAATCTTTTATCTATTGTCAACATCTTAATGCTCCTCTAACGGGGAGCATTTTTTATTTTTGCAGGGTGAAAGGAGTTCAAACATTATTCTCGCAATTATTGTCTGACCAGCCTGCTGATGCCAGCCGTCGGACACCGGGTAGAAACCGCGACCTTATCGTACGGCGTGACGAAAGGCTCGTGCATCGTCATTATTACTATTTGCGGATTTGCAGAAAAAGATATGACGAGATCATTCATATTCTATCCATCGAATTTGATTTATCAGGTTATACTATCATCGAAAGATTACAACTGGATGTGAACTTTCAATTATTAAAGCAACTCAATACACAGCAGCCTACTGTGACAGCATTGCGTAAATTATATCCCTGGATGGTCTGGAAATAGTTTATCAGAAAGGGTTACAAAACCGGCGCGGACAAACAGCTGAATACTGTTTTGTCCGCGCCGGTTTCGTTTGGGGCCATATACAAATTAAATACGCCGGATACCGGGTTAGCTATACTTGTTGATAACCGGGTTAGGTCTTGGTGTTTTGGTACTATTATCCACAGTGCTGTTGTCTCTCAGAGACACCGCATATTTCACCACACGCAGATGTAGTTTATCACTCAATTGCTCACTATCAGAAGAACGACGGAGTAGTTTTCCATAACCATTGCCTAGCACTTGCCCCTGCAGTGCTTTATGGATAGCCTGCTCCAGCGCATAATAGGTATTTACATTATTACCGGCGGCATCCACGGCAATACGTATCTGAAGGTTTCCGGTTCCCTGCTGTGCGTTGCCAGGCAGATCTTCCCAGACGATTTCACGCAGATCAATCAATGCACATGGAAAAGCAATTGCAGCAGGTGTAGCTGAGCCTATTTTCTCCAGCTGACCAAAATCCTGTCCGACAAACTGAAGGGCAGGAACGGCCGCCTGCACGCGGCTGATAACGAGGTTCATAAAATCTACGAAAACGTTGTTCATGTGATAAATGTTTTTGTTAAGAATTGTTTATGCAAAAGTGCTTTAATAAAAGGTTGGATAAAATTTCACATGGCATGATACGGAGATAGCCGGAGTATGATACCGCTATACAAGAAGTATAGCGAAACCCTTATTTGGTAAAGCTTTCAGATGATTGCATCTTTACATTGTATTACGGACGAAACGATGTACACAAGCAACAGCAGATAGAAGATGATCAGTTGTACAATTTAACCGTGATACTCCCGCTTGCTCTCCCTGTCCCGTAAGACAGGGTAGCCGGAGGGAGGGGATCGTTAACCTTTAGCAGATGACAGATATGAAACAATTCATTAACGAGACAAAGGAGAGATTAACCTCTCCAACCCCCAGATTTTTCAAGAAAATAAAGATTGTTGGCAAAGTACTGATAGCCGGAGCGGGCGCAATATTAGCGCCATCTGTGGCCAATGTACAAATGCCGGGCATGCTGCAGGAAGTTGCCAAGGCATTGTTTATTGCCGGCTCTGTGATGGTGGCCGTAGCTTCTGCCGCCGTAGAAGGTGAATAAAAAAGTTGACCCGTGAGAAACATCCCATTGTTTGTTGTTACCCTGTTAGCGATGCTGCTGCTATACCGGGAATGTGGCAGAATTGTTAACCCCATACAGCCGGTGATAACTTCCATCGACACTCCGATAGTACAACACTATCAGGATGCAGAAGGACTACAGCATGCTGTAACCGCTGTCAGTACCAACAAAGCGTTGGCACCAGTTGCAGCTATCAGCAAAAAAGTTACTGTTAAACCCGAAAAGATCCAACAGGTAACCAACGCTGTAACCATTACATCGGATACCATACCCGCGATAGCCGTCAATCACGTACAGGACACGACGGTGTTTTATTACGAAGACGACTGGATTAGCATCCATGGCGTATTGCACGACTCGGTTCAAATTACCTACAAGATGCGTGACAGTATCTGGCTGGCAGCATACCAAAAGAAAGAAGGGCTTTTCAGAAAAGCTACCTATATCGATGGTTTCAGCGCCAATCCCCATACCACCATCACCGGTTTAAAATCGATCAGCTTAAATACGTTGAACCGCCGGCAGGCCAGGCTTTCCATAGGACCCTCCATCGGCTATTATTATGCAGGAGGAAAGTTTCAATGGAGCGCGGGTATCGGTATGCAATACAATATCATCCGTTTTTAAACCCATTAACCAATGACACTGGCAGAAAAAGTATTAGCAGTAGCCCTTTCCCAGGAAGGTGTTGAAGAGCATCCCAGGGGAAGTAATGCAGGACCTGAAGTAAATCAGTATCTCAAAAGTGTGGGATTAGGTCCTGGTTATCCATGGTGCATGGCATTTGTATACTGGTGTATGCAACAGGCTACCACCGCACTGGGTGTAAAAAATGAACTGATTAAAACCGGAGGCGTCTTGCTGCAGTGGCGTACCACCGGTATGAAAAAAGTTCAGAGCATCAAAAGTGTAACACCTGGCGCCATCTTCATCATGGAATATGGTAATGGCTTCGGCCACACCGGTTTTGTTATCAGCGTTGACGGCAACAAGGTATATACTATCGAGGGCAACACCAACGACCAGGGCAGCCGCGAAGGCTTTACAGTAGCCAAAAGAACAAGGCTGGCCACATCTTTCAAAGGTTTCCTTATCCCCTAGTTACAACACCATCACAGTTTTTTATCAATTTCTATACATCCATTTTACAAAAAATGAAAAATGGCAAGACCAAAAGTAAATATTTCAACAACTAACGGCAACCTTGGTGGTTTAGCCCCTAATGTAGACGGCGTGTGCGGCCTTATCATGGCCATCCCGCAAGCACCCACCAGTGGCTTCGGTACACCGGTACTGATTAAAAGCAAAAAACAGGCAGGTGAAGAATTAGCCCAGGCTACCAATGCACAGGCACTGACTGCTATCAACGACGGATTTTTTGCAGAAGCAGCCGAAGGCAGCAAACTGTATTGCCTGTTCGTAGCAGCAGCCACCACTATGGAAGACATGTTACTGCCAGCTAACGCAGATAAACTGCTGACATTCGCCAATGGTACTATCAGCCTGCTCGGCCTCGCTAAATTCCCTGCATCCGGCTACACGCCTGTCGTTACCGATGGTATCGATGCAGATGTTGTGAAAGCTGCTGATGCAGCGCAGATACTGTCCACCAAATGGTTCAACCTGCGTAAACCATTCCGTGCCCTCCTCCAGGGTTTTGGTTTCACAACCCCTTCCAGCGTAAAAAGTTATGCTGCCGACAAGAAAGATAACATTGGTATCGTTCTCGGCACCGTCAACGGCAATGGCCCCCATGCTTTACTGCTGGCCCTCGGAAGAGCTTCCGGCATGCCTGTTCAACGCAACATCGGCAGGGTTAAAAGCGGTAGCCTGAAACTACAGGAAAGTGCTGTCGTTAAAATCGGTGACAAAAACGTGGACGCCATTGACAGCGTTGACCTCGACACTCTCTGGGAAAAACGTTACATCACCTTCGAACGCAATGAGGCTGCACCTGGTTATCTGTTTAATGATGATAATATGCTCGGTACCCTCACCAGCGATTTCAGCTCTCTGCGTAATGGCCGTACCATTGACAAAGCCGTACGTATCGCCTATGAAGTGTACTACAACGAGTTGAAAAATGATGTGGATGTAGACGACAATGGCCGCCTGAGCAGCGCCATCGAAGCAGCCCTGTCATTAAACATCGAAGAAGCCATCAGCCGCAGAATGGCAGGTGAAATCAGCCAGAATAATGATGGTACACCTGCGGTAGAAGCCCTGGTAAACCCCGATCCATCTGCTTATGCAGGTCTGTACAGCGCTGCCGGTATCGACCATCCGGATTTCAATATCCTCGCTACAAACCTGGTGTACATCTTCGTACGTATCCGTCCGAAAGGTTGCCTCAAATACATCGATGTATTCCTGGGATACACCGCTGCTTAATCATTAACTATCAATTTTAAACTAACAGCAAATGGCAATATTTGATTCAAGAGAATTTGAATGGGCGGATGTCAAGGTAGTACTCTTCGGCCGCGAAATCTCCGGCCTGCGCGGACTGACCTACAAAAAATCACAGGAGAAAGAAGTCATCTATGGCGCCGGCAACCGTCCCCTGGCCGTACAACGCGGCAATAAAAAATACGAAGGAACCCTGACCATTCTGAAAAGCGAATTTGACCAGCTGAACTTAGCAGCTATCAGCGCCGGTTACAGCGACATCGTAGACGTACCCGGTAAGGCTATCAGCATTATCGTTACCTACAAAAAAGAAGGTGACACCTATGTACAGGTAGACAAAATCTCCAACGTAGAATTTACTGATTTCGAAGATGGCATGAAACAAGGTGATAAGTTCAAAGAAGTGAGCTTACCGTTTATCTGCCTCGCCATCAGCAAAACCAAAGGGACCGGTAACTAAGGCCCTTTCCATCAACTATCAACAATATTATCACACTAAAATTTAGTATACAATGTCAAAACAACTGATCGGACAGGTATCTCAGGAACAGATTGATGCCTGGAAAAAAGAACACGGTAAAGTCTTTGCATACAAAATCGAAGGCCGGGTATGTTATTTAAGAACAGTATCCCGCGATGTTTACAGCCTGGCTGCCACAAAGGTTTCTTCCAGCCCTGCCAAATTCAACGAAACTGTTATCAACGGTATCTGGCTCGGAGGCGATGAAGCTATCCGCAAGGAAGACCGTTACTACTTTGGCCTCAGCGATTTTGTTGAAGAGTTGATGAACAAGAAAAAAGGTGAACTGGGGGAGCTCTAAAAAACGCCAAAGGCGATTTTCAAAGTAACTATGTTTTATACATAGACCTCCAGTTACGCTATCACTTCGGTATAGACCCCTCCTCACTCGATGATGATTCATGGGCACAACACTGGGCCATACTGGAAGATATGCGTAAAAATGAAGCCAAACAAAGGTCCCTTGGCATGTAGCCGGGGGCCTTTAAAAAATTTATACTATGGACATCAAGTCAACGATGGCCGATTTTCAGAGCTCCCTCGGGAAGATGACCAGGGACATGAACAATATGGCTGCTTTCAGGCTGAGGGATATAGGGGCAAAAGGCTCTGAATCAGAACTCGACCGCCTGACCCAGGCGATGGATATATTTTCACCGGGACTGAAATCACTCGCCCGTATTTCAGATGATGCCGGTGCTAATATCGCTGCCTCTTTCAGTGATGCAATAGATGAAGTCGAAAATTTAACGGATGCCTTCAAAGACCTGGAGAAAGTCATTAAAGCTACCAATGCCGGCGGAAGAGGCGGAACTGGGAGAGGTAGTGGTGGAGCCCCCCGGATGGTAGGAGAAGGCAATAATGATCTCGCAGAAGGCTACCAGGAGGCAATGGGCAACATTGCCAGTGTAGGACTGGATTTGCTGGGCAAAGGCCTCGACATAGCCATGGCAAAAGAGCAGATGAACATCGAGTTTAAAGCCGCATTCGGCTCTCAGGGTGGTCAAATGCAGCAGCAGGTTCAGAAGATGGCAGACAATACCACCTTTAACATGGAAGATCTTGCACCCAATGCACTCGCATTAGCCAAGGCCGGCACTTCCATGGATAAGATCGTTCCAACCCTGGGCATGCTGGGAGACATCAGCGCTGGCAGCGCAGAAAAAATGAAAGCGCTGACAGCAGCCTATGCAAGCATCCAGGACGAAGGAAAATTAACCAAAGAAAATCTTGCTGCATTAAAATCAGCCGGATTTGATCCGCTGGTGGAAATGACAAAAGTTTCCGGACTGTCGATGGATCAGCTGAAAGCCAATATGGAAGCCGGTAATATCTCGGCATCCATGATCCAGGAATCCTTCAAGTCTGCCACCAGTTCCGGAGGCCAGTACTTTGGCCTGATGGAAGCAAAAGCCTCCACACTAGGAGGAAAATGGGCCATGATCCAGGAGTCGTTCTCCAACGGACTGGGAGTGATAGGCGGCGCCGTACTGGGAGTAGTAGGATTATTCGCCGACTTTGGAATGGCATTGAAGGATGGAGAAATTGGTGCCATACTATTAGCCGCAGGCTTAGGCGGACTCGCTCTTATACTGAGCTGGAATGCCATCGTCACCGGTTTTAACGCCATTGCTTTAGGTGGACTAAATCTGGCTATGACAGTGTTTAATGCGCTGGCTAATGCCAACCCGATCATGTTGATCGTAACCGGACTTGCCTTACTGGTAGGTGGACTAATATATGCCTACAAACATTTTGAATGGTTTAAAAAAGGCGTACAGGTATTTTTTAATGTCCTGCTGGAAGCTGGTAAGTTTGTTCTTAACTTCTTACTGGCACCACTGGAGCTGTTTATGGAAGGTATCAGAGCCGTGCTTAGTCTCATTCAAAAAGTAACCGGAGCAGACCTTTCCAGCCAGATCAATGGTATAGATAATATACTGAAAAAGAAGCATGAGCTTTTAGATCCGAAAAATCCGCTGGCTCCGCTGAATGAGCCTAAGGAAAAAGCAGCACCGGCTACGGCAGCACCGCCAAATCCATTGCAAAACGCAGCATTCGCCCCTGCCCAGTTCCCCGGAATCAATGGACTCAAGGTTATCCCGAAAACCGGAGGCACCACAGCGCCCACAGCAACCGGAACAACCGGAATCAGCGGCCCCCCGGCATCTACCTCCATACAACCGGACCAAAACCTCGGTAATCGCTCAGACTCCATTAACAGCGGCGGAAAAAGTGCCATCACGATCAACATAGGCAAACAGATTGAAACGCTGGAAATCCACGCCATGAGCGCGAAAGAAGGCATTGAAGAAATGACTGGACTGATTCGCGAAGAAATGCGCCGGGTATTCTATTCCCTGAACGGACTGGCCACTTAAACAATTTGACAATGGCAAAATTTGATTTAGCGAAGCTCTATAATGAAGCATTTAACCGCAATCCAGGAAAAGACTTTGACATCAGGAAAGCGGTTGGCGAGACAGGCCTCACAAAGCTGGGAAAGCCTTATTCCTTTACCGACGACCAGAAGCGGCCACATTTCTCTCCGGTGAAACTCAACGACTATGTATTGCCTTTTGCTACCGTAGAAGTTACCTGCAAGCGGACATACACAGCCACGCCTATGCCGGAAAGAAACGGCTCCGTAAAGGAAGTAACAGGCAGAGATGACTACATCATTAACATCAAAGGAATAGACATCTCTGACGAAGAAGGAGGCCCGACAGAAGCGATGAGTAAGATCGAAGCGTTTTTTTTGTCTAAGGAAAAGATAACGATTGATAATATTATCACCAACATCTTCCTGAAAGGCAGACCCTACGCCATGATCACCGAAATGAAATTCGTCCGGGAGAAAAGTACCGAAAACGCAAGGCCATACGAGATCTCGTTGCTGAGCGATGATATATACACGCTTGAATTTATTGGAAATGTTCATTCTTAATAGCAAAATCAGCATCGGTCAATACGGTAACATCAAACCAATAGAAGCCAAAATCACCCGGAGCATTTTTGATCTGGTAGACAAGGCTACCCTGACTATACCAAAGAAAGCGACTGTTATGCAGGGTTTGATTAAGAAGGAAGACCAGGTAAACGCAGCCACCTTGTTTAAGGCCGGCGATGCAGTGAGTATAGAGCTGGGGTACAATGAGCAGTACAGGACTGAGTTTAAAGGGTTTGTTACGGAGATTGACAACGCAAAAAACGTGGTGATTACCTGCGAAGGTTTCAGCTATAAACTTCGTAACAAAAACTTCAACGAACAATCAGGCAAAACCACCCTCAAGGAACTATTGCAGAAGGTCATCGCCGGTACCGGATTGACGCTTGCTGATGATATTCCAGGGATGGTGATCGATAAATGGGAGTTGAAAAACGTCAACGGCCTCCAGGTACTGATGGCCCTCAAAGCCGCCTTCCCTATCGAACTGTTCTTTGACGGTGAAGCCCTGGCCGTTAATCTGCTGAACAAGCACGGCAAAGCATCAACGATTAATCTGCGGATGGGATATAATGTAATCAGTAATGATCAGCTCAAATACAAAAAAGGGCCTGCATCCAGGGTGACGGTAAAAGTCACCTCCGCAAAAAAAGATGGTACTGCCGCCACCAATACCGCCAGCAGCAGTGAAAACAAAAGTGCCAGAAATGTAACAGACAAAACAACGTTGGATGACATTGGTAAAAAATATACCAATACCATGAATTATGAAGGATACGAAGGTAAAATCACCTGCTTCCTGCAACCTTACATACAGCCAGGTGATACCGTGTATCTCGAGGATCTGAAATTCAACGAAAAAACGGCATTGTACTATGTTCAAAGCACCGCTGTCACCTATGGTCCCAAAAACGCCACCAGGGAAATAACCATCAGTCAGAAAAAATAATTACCGATGTCAAAGGAAATTCATGATATCGCGGCAGCGATGGCCAGCTTCGCTTCGAAATACGGTCCTGAAACAATCTTTCAGGGTATTGTACAGTCAGTAGACGATAAAGAGGATACTGTAGCAGTGGAATTGCTGGATGGGTATAAAATCCCTGACGTGCGCCTGAAGAGTGTCATTAAGGACGGTGGTAAGATACTGCTCGTTCCCAAAACAGGCAGCAATGTGTTGCTCGCACGTATAGACGGTACCGATGACTACGTGGTACTGACCGTACATGAAGTAAGCCGCGTGCTTTACAAAATTGGTAATACAACGATGAATGTTGATGATAAGGGCTACTTGTTTAAACGGGAGAATGAAACACTGCGTAAGCTGTTCGACGATTTGCTCGATGCCATCTTACAAATGCGTTTCACCACACAAAGCGGCCCTACCATCAACCTCGTAAACGCCACTACCTTTCAACAAATTAAAAACCGGGTTAAAAATCTTTTAAAAGATGATGAATGAAGCTAGACTGAAAGCCAGCATCCGTGCAGCTTTTAGTGAAGAAAACGAAAAAAGTGATGCCCCCGGAGCCATGGACAGGATCGCGGAGAAGATAGCCAAAGCAGTCATCGCCGAGGTGAAGGCAATAGAGATCACTTATATTTCAGGGCTCACATCGGCCACTGGCGGCCCGGTAACACCTTCTGGTCCATTAAAATATACCATCCAATGATTGATATACTTCTGAATGAAAGCGGTGACCTCTCTTTTGTAAAAGCAGACCTCGAAACAGGGGAATGCACCATGCAGAATCAATTACTGCTGCTGATGAGCAATCGTGGCGACTGGCGCGAATTTCCCACTACCGGGATTGGCCTGCCTTCCTTTTTGAAAGATGAAGACCGGTATGCCTTCCTGAGTGACATAAAACCGGAATTTGAAAGAGACGGTATGAAAGTCACCAGCATCCGGCTCGACGAAAATGGACACTTAAATATTGATGCAACATATGGCAATAACAGTTAAACCCCATCAATGCCTGTTTGATATTGTCCTCCGCGAAACCGGTAGTATCAGCAGCGTTTTCACCATCGCCATGTTGAATGATATCAACATTACCGACGAGTTAACGGGCGGACAGGTCCTGGAAACAACGGGGGCCACGATACTGGACAACTCGGTGACAACATACTACAGGGACTTTAATATTTACCCCGGTACATCTCTCACCCTTGATTCAGCAACCATCTCACGGGGAGGTATTGGATTTATGGGTATAGGCATTGACTTCAAGATTAGTTAACAATGGCAAGAACAATTCAAGAAATACAATCGCAGATTATCGATAAAATAGCTTCCACCAGGGAATTGCAGGCGCTCAACAATATCAGCAATACTTCCATCTACCGGTTGTTTGTTTATGTAGTGGCCGTTTGCCAATGGACACTCGACCAGTTATTTGATCTGCATAAGCAGGAGGTCAATGATCTCATCAGCCGTATGAAACCACATAGTATGAAATGGTATGCCGAAAAAGCAAAACTGTTTCAATATGGCTTTAACCTCAAACAGGAAAGCGATGAGTATGACAATACCAACGCCACCACAGAGGAGATCACAGCCAGCAGAGTAGTAAACCTTTGCGCCATTGTGGAACAAACCGATGGCAGAGGTGTGCTGGCATTACGTGTAAAAGCGGCCTCCAATCAGGGCAACCTGAAAAAATTAACCCCGGACCAGTTGCTGTCTTTCACCACCTATATGAATACCGTTAAGGATGCAGGCGTAAGATTGCTGGTCAGCTCTGATCCTGCTGATAACCTGCGGTTAAAAATCAATATCTATTATAACCCGCTTGTACTGGACGGTAACGGCTCCCGCCTCGATGGCAATGGACCCAACCCTGTGGTGGCAGCTATTAAAAACTACCTGACCCAACTGCCCTTTAACGGCTGGCTGGTACTCACCTATCTCACAGATGCATTACAACAGGTAGACGGAGTGGTGATTCCTCAGATATTGCAGGCAGAAGCCCGCTACGGGAGCTTACCATTCAAGGCATTCGATGTGATGTATCAGCCCGATGCCGGCTATCTCAGCATCGACGAGGAACATGATCTCGATATTCACTACATCCCTCAAAGCACTATTATATGATGAAGATATTCGAGATAGATTTCAGGCGGCTTGTAACGGCGTTATTACCTCCCCGCCTACGCAAGCCCCGTATGATAGAATGGCTCATAGCACTCACCTATCCTGTGCAGCTGCTGTACAACGACTTCCGTTCCAACAGGAAGGCTAATCTCAAAAGGTTAAGCATCACTCCGCAGGTATGCTATCTGACCTGGGCACTCAATGACCGTTATGACTTCGGATTACGACGCATACGCATCTCAGACCCCTACATCCGTGAACAGGCATATGTATATCAGGACGCGGAAACTAAACCGCTGTACCTCGACGCAAACCATCCGCATTACATTTATACTACCAGCGAAACCAACGCTGCAAGCGTAGACTTCATAGTGCTGCTGCCAACAGGTTTAAGATTCGCTGAAAATGAAATGCGGGCATTCATCGACAGCTATAAATTAGCCAGTAAAGAATATAAAATACAACTGACATGAGTAATAAACGAGTGGATTTTGGTAACCTCGGCGGTTTCCCTTTAACACAAGATGTATTGGCCTACATGCAATCATCCTATCGCGATGCATTGACTGGTCTGGCAAGAGTTTGCGGCAACAAGGTCATTGTTTCCGGAATGTTGGAAAATGGCACGATCGTGGCCGACGGCTGGATTTTACATGATGGAGAGCTGCTGCCATTTGTAGGTGGCCCCAAACAAAATACTTACATCATCATAGATGACAACAAACCCGTAACCTTTGAAGACGGCGTCTCCAGAACCGTATTGTTTAACAGGTACGCACGCTTCGGTAGCGGAGGTTTTCCTTACAGCGATCTGGTAAGACTGGATAGCCTCGCCTCGCTGAAAGACAGCATTAGCACCCTGAACAACAATTTAAGTACGCTCAATGCGAATTTTCTGGCGCATCGCTCGGCTGTAAACCCCCATGGTTTGACCAAAGCAGATATTGGTCTGGGAAACATCCCCAACGCCATATCCAGCGATCCTACATCCAACAACCCCGCAGTACTGGCCACAACTGCCGCACTTGCAGCTGCCAGCAGATTTTTGTTGTCCGGAACGATTGACCTGCCGGATATCGTAGATGACCTGAACATCAGAGTCAGATTCAGTAAGTATATCTACGACTCCTACATTGTGGTAGGCTCATTAAGAAGCCGCGGTTACTGGAACAATGACAATGATTGTCATTATACCGTTAAAAACCTTGACTATAACGGATTCGATCTGTTGATCAAAGAGAATTCCACGGACTATCAGAATATATCATTCGATTACCTAATCATTAAACGATAATATGCCAATACAAGACAGAAACAGGCTGAAAAGCTGGTTTGAAACAGGAGATTATCCCACCCAGCAACAGTTTTGGGATCTTATCGATAGTTTTTTGCATCGGCTGGAGGATACAATAGATATCGATAATGTACAGAATTTACGGTCTCACCTGAATGCCAAAGCAGACTATGAACAATTGCAGACGCATTTTTCCAATGTATCAAATCCTCACCAGGTAACAAAGGAACAAGTCGGACTCAGTAATCTGCCAAATGAAATTTCCAGTGATTATAACCAGGACAGAGAAGATGTACTGGCTACAATTGCAGCAGTTCATCGTTTATCATTGCAGCTGCGGTCAAAAGATGTAGAAGAAGCCACCTATGAAACAAACGGCTCCTATGGCATCAGAAGAAACAACCTGCTTGAAAAAATCGTTGTAATACCCGCCACAGACATAACATTGAGCATTGGCAGCTCCGCCGGAGAAAAAGACATACTCGACGATCTTCCACTTACCGGCGGAAAAGCAAACGTGATCCAACTGGATCAGTACGCCTACTTTATCGAGAAAAAACTGTTCTTCTCCGGCATTACTTCCAAAACGGTGATCAGGTTTTACGCAAGATAATATCTTCTGTTGCCCCGTACATACAAGGCTGCCGGCTTTGCCGGCAGTACTTTGCATGAACAATACTATTAACCTATCATACAATGAAGCAATTTTTAATTTACAGTATTTTATTCACAATACTGACAACCCATTTCACTTTTGCTCAGAGTAATATTTCTGCCAATCGTGTTGCCATAAAAGATTCATTATCGCTCAAAGGTGCATGGATAAACAGTATTAACAACGACAGCACGCTGAAGTCTGCCAGTGATAAAAGTATTTCAACAGATGGCGCGCTAAAGAAGTATATCCTTCAGGCATTGAATGATACAGCCAATAACAGGTTTTCACTACAATCCCTGTTTGATATATTTTCTATGAAACCGCGTGCCATGAAGGTAGACATCCATTGTAGGTACGTACCAGGCAAGACTGCCCAATCTTATGATTTTGAGTTTATCAGTTCAGATAGTATTGTTACGACACTAACAACCCGACCCGGTAAAGTTGGCTGGGAATATGTTTTCGGCAAACCACCCTTTACTATAAAATGCAAGTCTGTAGCTGTCGATTCCGGATGGTTTACATACCTCAATATGTATAAACGTTGGGATAATCCAACCTATCCCGAGTATGTTCTATCCCGTATGTACGCTCCCGGAGACTCTATCATTATTGAAAAGCCTGGAGTGGTAGAGAATAATATCCGGATTGAAATTTCTTACGATAAAATTGCCGACCAGCCTCCGGGACCATTTTCCTTCCTAAATACAAAACTGATAAATCTTACCAATGATGTCGCCGTTGGTTTTTGGAGTGATATAGTTTTACCTGGCATGTCTGAACGGATTGGCCAACGTATATACTCAGGTCAGGGTATATACCGCTATTCCCTTAACCCGGGGAAGGTATTCAAAACAATCAATGACACCTACTCCTTCGAGCTGCCATTAACAACGAGCGTTGAATTTGAAATATGGACAAATGGCCAGTTATCCGGAATTACCCGTTATGATCCTGAACAGCCGTATCCGGAATTTTCCGTAACACTTCCCGTATCTGATCTTACCATATATGTACGTGATGTTAGAATTAAATAACAACTATATGAATAAGTTAACCCTGCTTTGCTGCATTTGCTGCATACACCTGTCTGTCTTTGCTCAAAGTGTACTCAATGTCAATCGCCTGATCGTGAAAGATTCCATCGCCATCAATGGAAACTGGATCAGGCATTTTGGAAACGATAACACGATGCAGCATGCATCAGACCAGTCTGTCTCCACCAGCGCCGCTTGGAAACAATACATAGATCGGGCTACCCAACCGGGGAAAACCAGTCGTACAGATAGTATGCTGACACTTATACCAACTACAGGAGCATTGGCTCTGGCGCCGGTTCCGCTGATGCCCGATTTTGACGATCGTTTGTTAGTTCCTCCGCTGTTTAAGTTGATTATAAGACCGGAGAAAGATTCGATGATTGGATTTTTTGATCCCATTACTTTTACGGTAACCAGCAGCGATGGTATTGTAACACCGCTTGTGGTAAGAGGAAATCAACCGGATGTTGCTTTCGCAAAAGGGCGCCCACCCTTTAAGATCTCCTGCTCCTTTATCAACAACCATCCCGGGAAAACGATTCAGTTATCTTCCACGCAGACTTTAAAAGGGCAGGAAACATTTGCAGTGGTTTACAGATCACTGGATACCTGGCAACAAGCCAATTACCTCGACACGATACAGTTTAGCATGAGCAATCTGCATGATTATATCCGGTTTAGAATGGTAATAAAAGATATCGATACGGCCCCCACCATGCGTTTGAAAATATACAACAGAAGTAATTATATATACTATATAAGGTCCAATCCCGCTTTTTATCTGTTGCCCGGCGAAAGTTGTAATACACTGTATCCCATCAGTAAATTTGAAAAATTCGGACTTTCTGCTTCCTATATGATTTCATCTGTATATGGGCTTAACGCATTATACGCCGATGGAAAAATACGATACAATGTGAAGTTATATAAGAATGGAGAACTGATTTCATCCTCACCACTTTTCCAGTCTTTTATGCTGGACGCATCCTGGAAGGACGCAACAATCATCTGCGAATAA